ACCGTCTTGGCGTGCTTGTCCTTGTCGCCATAGCGGCGGCGCACATCGGGGACAGGCGTTGAATTGTAAATGGCCGGAAGCAGCGTTTCGACGTTGGAATAGACAATGTTGAACTCGGTTTCGCCCTTGTCCTCGCCGCGATAGATTTCAAGAACCTTGTCGGCGTCGTCGCGCCAGTCCTTCTCCTCTTTCCCAGCCGCTTCTATGGCGTCGAGCCAGAAGCGAACGAAATCGGGATCGCTCTTGAGCGACTCGTCTTTCGTTTCGTAGGAGGCGCTTTGTTCGTCCATCAGCGGTTAGCTTCCCGTTTGCGACGCTTGGCCTCTACGATGGCGAACACGTCCATGTTCATCTTTACTTGCCCGTTGGGCAGGACTTGCACATCAAGGCGGTCAGGCTTTTGTTCAGGCGGCACGATGATGGGCCGGATCGGGCAGTTGATCGCCCACTCCCCGAATGCATCCGCGCCGTGGCTCGCCTCGTCATGCAGCGGCGTCGTGTAGGTTCCGAGCGCGTCATTGAATTTGCGCCGGTAGCGCCTCAGACGCGACAGGCCAAGATTGACCCGGCTTGTCTGATTAAACCGCGTCACCGGCAGGATGCGGCGAACCGCTGATATGCGTTCCTGCGGCCCCTGATTGGCTCCAGGAATGATGGGCCTTACTCCCAAGGCCAACAGCGTCATGTAACGCGAGCGGGCTCCTGCGCCCCATTCCCGCAGCTTCACGTCATGCGGCAGATAATGCGTTCCGTACCTGAAGGGCTCCTTGCGCCCCAAGACCGCCAAGCCTTCCGCTGTGTCTGCCGGATTTGGGCAACACTCAGGCAAAGCCTGCCGCACAATGTCCTCAGCCCCGATGCCGGAGCATTCAAAGTAGTCAATGACCGTCGCGGTAATGCCATCGTCCTGCGTGAACCAGATGGCGGTATAATCATCTACGCCAATGTCCCATCCCGTATTGACGGGCAGTTTGGGATCGTAGGGGAAATGGCCAATTCGTCCGGCCTTTTCCGCGTCGGCTATCATGCGGGCGTAATACGCGCCCTCGGTAATAATCTCATACCCGCCGCCCCAGACGTGTTCCGCCATTTCAGGGTCAGCGGCGTAGTCGGCATCTTTCTCAGTCTTGAGAACCTCGGGAAACCAAGGATTGTCGTTCCAGTTGACGCTGATTGCGATGGCGTCAGGATGGCGCGACGGCCCGCGAAAGAATGCATCAACCGGGTCGGTGTCGTGCCGGGGGTTCCAGCTAAACCAGAGTTCTGAGCCCTCCGAGCGGATCGTTGGGCGAAGCAGCCGCAGAGATTTCTCACTGAGCGTCTGGGCTTCTTCAACCCATGCAATATCAAAGTTCTCAAGAGACTTGATGTTCTCGGCGTTGTACGACTGCATCCCGCGAAAGATAATCAGCGAGCCGTTGCGCCCCCTGATTTCCGCTTCCAGGCAATCGAACGCCGAACCGAGCCCAAGTTTCTGTATTTTGTCCACGAGAAGCTGGCGCACCGAGTCCTTGATGGTGTCCTGAACTTCACGAATACAAACCGCGCGGGTTTGCTTCTGGTAGCACCGGAGGATGAGCTGCTCAGCAAAGAAATGCGACTTGGCCCCGCCGCGCCCGCCATATGCGCCTTTGTAGCGACTTGGCTTGAGAAGCGGCGCAAAGGCCCTTGGAACGTCAACCGTTAGAGCGCGTGTCAAGGATACGCACTACGATTTCGCCGGGCGTCCCGTCCTCATTGTCAGCGCCCGCGATCTGCAAAGGCAGAACCTTGCCAAGTAGGGACATAAAGGCGTTTGGATTAGCGACGGCTTGCGTCTCAAGATAGCTGACGGTCCCGCCCTGCCCACCCGCGCGCTCTGCCGCTTCAAGAATCGCGTCCTTTAGCGCCTTGGTTAGCTTGTTTGGCGTCCCCCTTTGCCGCCCACCTGTTTTCCGCCCTAGAGCCATCTAGATAACTCTAATTTAGACCGGCAAGCCGCCGACCATGTTGGAACGGACCATGTAAAGCGTGACTGTGTGCGGCGTTCCGTTTTCCTTCAGCTTGGCTTCCTGCGTGAAGGTCAATGGCTCTGTCCATACGCGGGGGAATTTGCCGCGCCCGCGCCAATAGATACGAATGCGCTCGGCCAGTTCTTCCGCGCCGCGCTTGGTGTAGTAATCACGCTGTGCCGCCATTTGGTTAGCTCCATGAAAAAACCGCCCAAAGGCGGTCATGTTGGCTTCCGTTTGGAATGCTTTAGTCCGTGTCCTCGACGTAGATGGTATAGCCGTGGCTATCTTCGTTAGCCGGTTCCTCGGCTAGTCTGCCCTTAGCCAGTTCCTTGGCTAGTTGTTCCCTGATCCACCAGTCTGCCGGGGCGACTTCCTCGGGGACGTAGTTTGCGTCAACGTCAATCGGGGGCTGCCAATCCTCTTCCTCGATGCGCCGCTTCTCAATCTCGTCAGCCATTTGGGCGACAGACTGGCGCTGCTGCTCCTGGCGCTTGGCCTCTTGGGCGGCTGTGTAGATTTGGTCGAGGGTTAGGGGCGGGCTCATCTCACCTTCCCCCGCGCCGTATGGTCGAGTAGATCGCAGCGGTTGAAGCCGGGCATGTTTTTGGCAACCGCGTATTCGTCCACCCGCTCAAAATGCTTGACCAAGGCCATGACTGCCTTCAGCCGGTCGGTGTCGCGATGCTCAACGTATTTTTTCCAAGCTGTTATGATTGTGAGCGTCGGGAGGTCGAGGCGGTGCAAGCTCATCAGATCATGGGGCCTGTGGCGAAACAGTACAGGTTATGTGTCGTCGGTGACACAAACAACAGCGCCCGCCCCGTTGGGTTGCCCGGTACGTCAATGACTTGCGCAGCAGGGACGTGATACGTGCGCCCGATGACGGAATCGACCCAGTGCATGGTTTGCACCGTTCCCTCAGTCACCGTGGCCAAGACTGATCCATCGGGGAGGAAATGCCATTGGTCCGCAAATACCGCGTCAGCGACCGAGCAGCAGGCTTGAACGCGGGGATGGCCCCACCAGCCGCGCTTTTCAGCGGGCGTATCCTCCTGCCCTGCCGCAAGCGTCGTCAGCAGCAGGACGATAAGCAAGCCAATGACGCCGCCGACAATGAACCGGGCGGCTCTGGATAGCTCTGGATACATGGGAGGCCCCGCTGTGCGAGGGAATGATTTGCAGAGGCCGGGCTTGATACCGGCTGAAGGCTATTGGCCGGCTACTGCCCGCAAATGCGACCGTCACCAAACCGCGCTTAGCGTTCTTCTAGAACCTTGCGCACATTCATCCGTGGTGTGCTGGTTAGCGTGTCCTTCCACGCCGCTCTGCAAACTCATTGACGGCGGGCCTTTTTATCGAGCCCGGCCCAAGGGTGGGTGCGGATTCCCCGCCGCCAAACTGTTGAACTGCACTCAAGGCGCAGTTCCCGTTCTACACATTACGACGAAGCCTACTTGATTTGCGGATTAATAGCAAGGGCTATATTGCTTTTCCACAGTCTATAAAAGACTCTCCTGCTTTGCCTTTGGCGCGGGCGTGGGAATGAACAGGTCAGGAGCCTTGAGCGCGTCGGATATGCGGCGGCAGGCGATGTCGAAATAGCGCGGTTCAATCTCAACACCCACAAAGCGCCGCCCCTGCTTCACGCACGCTGCGCCTGTGGTTCCACTCCCCATGAATGGGTCACAGACCAAATCACCCACAAGCGCGGCGCGCTCAACCAGCCTCTCCATAAACCGAATTGGCTTCGGGCAAGGATGCCCATTAGGCTCGCTCGCCTCTGTATGCATGAAAATGTCATGCCTGCGCCCCTTACCAGACGCCAGATAGGGACAGGAGCCATAGGCAAGGATTGGTTGCCAGCAAGAAAAACCCCAAGGCCCGCTTCCGGCGCCAGCGGGCGTAACCCAAGCAAGCGTCCATTTGGGGCGCGGGTACAAATGCTGGCACTGATTTCCTGATGTTATAAGTGTTCGTTTAGCGTTAGCCTCTGCCCAAGGTATAATAGTCTTAACAAGTTCTAAAACGTAAGCTTCATCGTCAGAAAAAGCTTCCGAATACTCTAGCCCAATTCCATAAGGCGGGTCTGTCACAACCGCGTCAACCGGCCCAATCAGCGGCAACACTTCGCGGCAGTCGCCCAACCAAAGCTCGACGCCTTCCGCCAGTATTTCGCGCCGTGGGCTCACGCCGCCCTCACAAAAGGATGCACGTTGCTTTCCACCCGCCCCAAGGTTTCCGCTACAATCGTCAAGCCACGAATGGCGTATGGCTCAAATTCCCGGCTTGGGGCCACGTTATCAATGCAAAGCCGCCGAACAGCCCACAACGTCGCCGCGTTGGCGTCATACAGCGCCTCGTCAATGTCGTTGAGGATGCGGCCCCATCTGGCAACGGTCGCATCGGAAGGCCCTGCCCCCGTGCCGCCGCCAAGTTTGATTTGCGAGGGAACGCCCTTGGCCTGATTCCATGAGCGGCGCATGTCTGCCCACTCATGTCCCGCGTCGTATAGCTCGCCACGGAGCCCACGGATGGCGCAGAACCGGCCAAGCGCGCTTTCAAGGCGCGGGTCCAGGGGATCACGAAAACCACGCCTGTGGGGCTGCTGTGCGGCTTGCTGCATGTTCTCGCGATACCTCTCGGCTTCCATCTGCTTTAGCTGTTCGATTGTAGGGCGCTTTAGCCGTCCGTTTGCGTAGCGGTCTCCGGGTTTGCGCTTCATGCCGCCTCCTCTGCCGATGCGAACAAATCTTGGGCGCACTTACGCTCTGCAATACAGATGGTGTCATTGTGCGCGCCGCCGTGCGCGACTAGTAAGATTTCCTCAATTTTATATCTGCGTTTGACACCCATGCCGTTGCTGCTCCAACCAAACGACAGAACAACCGCGCCGGGTTTCATAATACGATCAAGCGCCGTGCGGGCTCGCCCGTATAATTTTGCCGTTTGGGTATCTTCCATGCCGCATCTGATTCCAACAGATTGATAAACTTCGCTTACTTGGCGCGGAGAATATGGCGGGTCAAATATTGCGGCATCCGCGCGAATATTTTGACTATTTAACTTTTCCAGCCATTTGACTGCATCCATATGGTCTTGCGCTAACGTTTCCGGGTTAAGGTCATTTCGGTGCGTACCAATCATGCAATTGCGCGCAAACGGGTCCACGATGATTTTCGCCCCCGCAATGTGCCGCTGCACAAAGCAAGCAATCGGAAATATCGACAAAGTATCTGGCGAAGGCATGGCCCATTCGCGCCGGAACTTCATGCCGCTGCCCCTTGGTTTGCCAGTTCATGCGCGGGCCAATAGATGCCTTCGCCGCCCGGTCCAGGTTTCAACATCGACCGCAAATAGCCTTCGCGTTTCTTGGCGGTAAGCGTTTTCCAAGCTTGCGAGCCGAGCGGCACCCACGTCATTTCAACCGGCTTCGCTGCCGCCGTGGGCTGGCGCGTCTTGTCGCGCACGACTGCCGCAAGATAGGTCCAGCCGCCGGGCGCGCTCGTTCGTCGCTCGGCCTCGTCGCGGGCAAGGGGGAGTATTCGCCCCTCGAAAGAATGGCCTTCCGATAGCAGCTTCTCGATTGCGCCTACGCCGGGGAGGTCGTGCCAGCCGGTCGCTTGCTCAAGTTGGCGCTGGATTTCCAAAACCGAAAGCTTCGCTTCGTGCGTAGAAGAAGCGATAGCTTCTTCTATATCCTGATCCTGATCCTGATTAGTTGGACGGTCGCTCAACGGTCGCTCAACGGTCGTTGAACGCTCGTTCAACGGTTGCTTAACGGGCGCTGAACGGTTGCTGCCATTTTGCCTCGCATTGGCTGAACGAAGGCCATTTTCGCGCGCCTTGTCCGACCGCTCGCGCGCCTTGTCTAATTCCTCGTCAATCCGCTTGTGGTGCAACAGCCCATCCCGTGCGTCGAAAAACTCAAGCACGGTTTCTTTGGCTGCCGCCCATTCGTCGGCAGACATGCGGGCAATGCCGCGCAATTTCCGGTCATCATCCGGCAACGGCTCGCCGCGCTGCCAATAGTTAAGGATGAGCAAAAAATACGCGCCATGTTCCGCCGCCGACAGGTGCGCCGTATCGGCCAGATAGTCGCCGGGATGGAACGGGATATAGAGGTTGTTAGCCATCTAGGTTGTCCTGAAACAGCGGAAGCGCCCGCGCCTTGGTCAACAAAACAGGCTGCGCCTCGCCAGCTTCCAGCATTCCCTTGAACCGCCGATAGGCTGCGAGCGCAGACGTGTGGTCACGCCCACCAATAAACCTCCCGATCTGCGGAAAGCTCATCATCAATTCCTCGCGCAGCCGGTACACAGCCTCAAATCTGGCAACGCAGATTTCATGCTTGCGCCAAGGGCCGATAATGTCGCGCGGGTTGATGCCGTGCTTTTTGGCGACTTCCTCAAGGATCGCCTGACCGCGATGCGTGGGGGTCCGAACCTCAATCCAATCGCGGCGCTTGACCGGGCCGATAGGCTCCAGATACCGCGTCTTGCCAAGCCGAATATGGGCAGGCACAGGGTAATTGATGACAGGCAAAGGGCGAGGACGGCTGACGACAGGAGCGCCCCACATACGGGCCTTGCGAGCCTTCGCGGCCTCGTAGTCAAAGCTGCCGATTTCTTCCTGTGTGATTTGCAACGCGGTCATGGACGCACCCCTTACTTGCCATATTTTGCTTCGATTTCCGCCAGCGATGGCCCCTTGATCTGCGGGAGTGTCGGGGGCGGCGCGGTTGCTTCACGCGAGCGAATGTTGCCCATGATCGCGCGGCGCTTCTGCCATTCAAGGCTTTGCCAGATTTCGCGTTGAAGCTTCTGCTTTTTGCGGTCTGCCATAGGATCGCTCCCTACTCCGTCAAGCCATTCCCTTGCTGCACAGAAATCCACGGCGAACCTCCCCAACGAAGGCAGGGCCTAATTGCAACAAAACAGGGCGGGCCAGACTTGACCCATTCGGCACTCACAAACTGACACTCGGAATCGTCATCAACGACGCCAAGCCACACAAACAAATCCTCAATCGCCTTGAGATAGTTGGAAGCGTCGCGCCTACGCCCGTCGGGACGCACAAGGCGAACCTCCATTGCGTAGGGGCCAGCGATGCGCTTTCCCTTCGCTTGGGTCTTGGCAAGCGTTCCTGCGGCTTCCTTCCATGCCTTGTAGGCTGGCGAGGTAAAGCGGCCTTTCCCGCCCTTTCCGTTGACAAACAGATTGTTCACGGTCGGAGGGAACATCAGTTCAAAGTACAGGGGGACAATGGCGGGCTCTGTCATGGCCGCCTCACAGGACAGTCACAACGCCATTCAAGCCCGCAAGCCCATTCCCCATGTTGGCCGGGAAGCTGGCCTGTGTAGTGCCAACCAAGCGCCAGCCATTGCGGGAGGTCTGGCCAGCGGACCATTGCGAAATAGCGCGGCGTCATAGCAACGGCTCCTGCACGGGTTTGGGCGCAGGAGCCGGGATAAACATATCGGGGGCCTTCAGCGCATCGCTGATGCGCCGACAAGCAATGTCGAAGTATTTTGGCTCGCGCTCTATGCCATAAAACGCTTTGCCGCGCTTGATGGCTGCTACGCCGGTTGTGCCGGAGCCCATGAATGGGTCAAGGATGGTGCCAGCATTGGGTAGGAAACTGATGCACCATTCCATAACAGCGATGGGCTTTTGCGTTGGATGCAGCGCCCTAAGCCCGCGTTCGCTATCCTTGAAAGCGCCGCACCATTGATGCGACAAAACGCGAGCCGTGCCTGAAACATTAGTCCAAGCAATCTCCGCATCTGCGTAAGAGTTGTTGCCTGTCAGCTTGTGCCATATCAAAGGCCCCTTGCATGGACCTATTAAATCGCATAGATAATTTCCGCCCCATATCACAAAACTTTTTGACGAATTGAGACACAGACTGATCATTTCAGGCGATGGCCTATGGTCCCATTTGGCAGCGCTATCGTCTTGTGTGTATATTGTGTCCCTGCCAAACATGCGCCCGTTTCCGCCCGTCTTTTTAAAAATCCCATACGGCGGATCAGTCACACACGCATCAAACTCCCCAAGCGTCGGCAATATCTCCAGCATATCGCCGCACCAGAGTTCAACGCCTTCAGCAAGGATTTCGTGACGGGGGACCATCAGCGCCCCCGCAGAATGTTACGACCGCATTCGATCAGCCAAATCGCGCAGGCTAGAAACGTCCGGCCCAAAGAAATCAGAATCGAGCCGGTCAAGGCGCGCGGCCACGTTTTCAAGTGCATCGGCAGTCCGCGCCAGAATATCATCACCGCCCCCGGTCGATTGCTTCGCAACGGTGCGAAGCTGCGTGAGTTCTTCGGCTGAGACCCGTGCGCGCGGCTCTTGCCGCCAAAGGTCTTTCACCCGGTTAAATGTCCAATCGCCACGGAGCTTGCGGAAGGCCCTGAGCCATGCCGCTTTCTTCGTCTCGCCGGGCTCGCCCTTTCCGGCGATCTGGCGCAGCAAGTCGGCGGCTTCAGCACTGGCACTCATAACGCTACGCTCCGTTGCCTTGTTGGATACTTCCTTCATGCTTCCCTCCATGATGGCTTCATGGAAGGTGACGACACAGACACACATCAAACCGCTTGGACGAATTTGCCTTGGACAGCGTTGCTCGTCGTGAAGCGGTTGCAGATAAAGAGGCGCGAGCGCGAACGCTCAGACGCCAGTAACCGCGAGTCAGGGAGGAAACGTCTCGCGGGGGAAACTGAGAACACCGCCCGCCCCCGGCGGTGAAAGGGGAGCCCGGCTGGCTGGAGGTCAAAGCCAGCCGGGCTCTTTCGCGCGAGGGGAGCGGTGCGCGAAATCATGCCGTCACCTCACGTTTTGAGGCGACGGGCTTTGATGGGAGGAAATCTCTTTCAGCGTAACGGATGCCGCGCTGGTCGCATTCGGCCATCAAGTGCAGCCGATTGATCGCGGGGACGAACCCGTATTCGCGCCACGCCTGGACAGCGCGGGGAGACAAGCGGCGTCCGCGCCGACGCTCAATCACATCAAGCGCCGCGTCCATGCCACCGAGTTTGTCTAGAATTGGAAACATGGCGCATACCTTACCCCTTAAATTAAGGGGTTGTCAAGCGCCGTTATCAACAAAAGATGGTATGGTGAAATAAGCGCCATGTGTCACATAAGCCAATGCCTACGCAGTCAAATGCGAACTCATTGAGAATTGCTCGGCGTCTAAGGGAGGCGATGGAGGCCCAAGGCTATTCCGTAAAGAACTTGGCCGCCGCCGTAGGCATGAGCGCCAACGGCGTCTCGGAAATATTAGCCGGTCGCAATATTACCCAATGGGCCAAGCTTGTGCGGTTTTGCGAGGTCTTGGGCGTCACCCCTGACACGCTGCTCGGATTCGCCGCAGAGCCCGCCCCCGACGCTTTCGAGCTATTCAGGGACGGGATGGAAGCTATTTTAATTGATCTAGGTTGGCCGCCAGATCAAGCTGCCGATACAGTCGGTATTGCCGCAGATACAGCTTGCGCAAGGGTGATAGTCGGTCAGGATCGTAGGCTTGAAAACCGTGCGGTAGCAGTTGCGTTAGCAAGGAATATTCAGCGCCAAGCGCGCAAATCATAGCCTGCCTGGCCTCGGCCCTTCTCCGGTCCCGGTCGCTTCCCATAATGGCCCCCAAAATTACCGGCCCCACGCCGCTTAGTTCGCGAGGGAATACGCACTTTGTAAACCCGCATAAGCACGGGGAAACGTAGCCTTTTTCTTATGGCCCTTCTTTAGCGGTTGACGTGTCCCTTTTTTTATGGGATTGTAGGCTCCATCAACCGGGAGCCAGCCAATGCTCAACAGCTTTCAGCCACGCGGCTTGATGCCCATCGAAATTGCCGGGCCGTATCAGGGACGGCATTGCGTCAAGCTCCGCGAGTCCACGGACGTTCTGTCGGCTCAACTCGATCTGTTTCTGACCGACGAGCAAGCGCGTCAATTGGCAGAGGCCATCCTGACCGCACTTTACCCCGAAACCGCCGCGCTGGCCGAGGCTCATGCGGAGCATGTTCAATGAACCGCGCGCAAGCCGCCCCGTCGCTCATTTGGTCGAACTTCAATGCGCTTTGGTCGGCTGACTTGGACGCCCTGCGCAAGATGGAGGCGCACTTGCTCGCCAAGATCCCGAACGAGCGGCCCGGCCTTGATCGCATGGGAACGCAAATGGCGCTGATGTCAGTCCAGCGCGAGATAGCAGCCAAGGAGCGCGCTCATGCGCTGGCAAACCCCAACGAATGACATTTGGCACCGCATACACAATGCCAGAAAGCGCGAGGCAAACAATGACCGACCAAGACAACACACTCATCATCTGGACCCTTTGCCTTCTCGCAATCGGCGTCCTGATGGTTTCGGCAGGGGGTTGAAATGCTCGCCAACATTCAAACAGCCCTGATGTGGATCGGCGGCGTAACCGTGATCTGCCTCGCGCTCCTGCCCATCATCGCAATCTTTACCACGCCCACGCGGTTTTATGAAGACGAAGCCCACGGCGACACCACGGGCTACGACCGGACGGGGAAGGATTGGCGGCCATGATCCTGCGCCCGTCCTACTGGATATGGCGGTTCAATCTCTGGCGCATCGCCCACCTACTGCCCGAGTGGCACAGGTTCTATCAAGCGGAAATCGCCGCCCTTCGCAAATCGCATAAGGCGACGAAGGCCAAAGTTGAAGCATTCAAGCGCCGCAAGAACGAGGCGCTTAGGCAGGAGGTCAGCCGATGACCGCTTATCGCATCGGGCTCCGCGAAGCCCACAACACCGCCCGTTATTGCCTGCGCCTTGCGCGCGAACAGGCCGCCCATGCGCGCCATTGGATGGCGGAAGCGTCAAGGCATTTCGAGCGTGCTCGCTGGTACGCGCAATGGATACGGAGGGGGTTCTAATGACCGAGTTCCACGACTTGCGCACAGTCGCCATGAACCACGCCGACTTGCGCGACAGACTCAAGGCTCAATATGGGCTTGCCGACGACGATCAAGCCCTGATTGACACGCTCGACGGGCTTTCCGACCTCAAGGATATGGTCATTTGGGCTGCGCGCCGCGTCAAAGAACTTGAGGCCCAATCGGCGGGCCTGAAAGACTACATCGGCTCGCTCAAGATGCGCCAGGAACGCATTGACGGCAGCGCCGCAGCCCTTCGCGAGTGTATCGCCATTGCAATGCTGGAATCCGGTGAAACGTCGATCAAGGACGCCGCCGTGACGCTATCGGCGCGCATCGGGCCAAGCAAGGTTCATGTTGTGAACGAGCTTGAATTGCCCGCCGAATACATGCGCCAGAAAATCACATCCGCGCCCGACAAGGACGCCATACGCGAGGCGCTTGATGCGGGGCACGCCGTCCCCGGAGCGCAGCTTACCAATGGCCAGCCCACGCTAACATTGAGGGTAAAATGAGCGACTATTGGCACTCAGTAAAACCCGCCCTTGAGGCCCCGCTTGTCCGCTCGCACGTCAAGGAACGCAAGCAAGCGGGCCGCGCCCTATCCTACATTGAAGGCTGGCACGCGATAGCCGAGGCCAACCGCATATTCGGCTTTGGCGAATGGACGCGCGAAACGCTGGAAATGCGTTGTGTTGCGGAACACGAGCGCACGATAGGCCAGCAACAGAAAAAGGGCTTCGGCGTCTCTTATGTCGCCAAGGTTCGCGTGACGGTCGCGGGCGTTGTTCGCGAAGGCTACGGGACAGGCCACGGCATTGATGTTGACCTGGGGCTTGCGCACGAAAGCGCGCTCAAGGAAGCCGAAACAGACGCCATGAAGCGGGCGCTTATGACCTTCGGCAATCCGTTTGGTCTGGCGCTGTATGACAAGGATCAGGCGCAAGTCTGCGATGCGCCAAGCCTTGCCGGGCCATTCATTGACGCGCTGCGCATGGCGCAAACGGTTGACGATCTGAGCGCGTGGGCGGTCGCAAACAAGCCGACAATTAGCGGCCTGTCAGAAGCCGACCAAACCGCAATTAGAAAAGCATTTGCCGACCATCGCACGAAACTTGCCGAGGCCGAGTACCAGAAGGAAGCCGCAGAATGATTCCGAGGAAGGCAAGGCGCGGAGAGCGGGTCGCTTGGGTAATTGAGACGGCGAAATGCGCGCCAACTGACGAATGTATACTGTGGCCTTTCAAGTCGCTTTGCCACGGATATGGCGCTGTAGATTGGCCAGATGGCCGCCAGCGCAAAGCTAGTTTCTTTATATGCGAGGTGGCACACGGGCCTAAGCCGCAAGGCAAGGAGGCCGCGCACTCTTGCGGGAACCGGCTTTGCTGTAATCCGCATCATCTAAGGTGGGCAACGCGGAGAGAGAACTCCGCCGACGCAATGCGGCATGGCACAACCCCTAGAGGCTCCAAAAATGGATACGCGGTTCTGACGGAAGCGGAAGTTAAAGCGATAAGGGACCGGCACACACCTCACCGCGTGACGTACAAGCAGTTGGCTAGCGAGTACGATGTGCATCACATCACAATTGCAAAAATTGTGCGCAGACAAACTTGGACACACATTTAGGAGACAAGCATGAGCTACGAACAGAAAGACAACAGCGGGTCGATATTCATCAACGACCGGAAAGAGAAAGACACACACCCAGACCGGACGGGAACAGCGCGCATCAATGGCGTTGATATGTGGGTTTCCGGTTGGCTGAAAACAGACAAGAACGGCAAGCAATACCTGTCGCTTTCATTCAAGCGCAAGGAAGGCAACCCCGTCGCCAACCTCCGCGATGAACTGCGCGCGAACAGCCCGCAAGCACCGGGGCGCGGCAAGGGGCCTGATCCGCTGGACGAAATCCCCTTTAGTATGGAGTGGCGATGACCCGCGACATCATCATAAATGGGGACATAGCAATTGTCCCGCTGACCAAGGGATATTCGGCAGTCATCGACGCTGCTGACGCTCCAATAGTGTCACAATGGAATTGGTGCGCTTTAACATCAGAACGCCGTCGCGCGATATACGCTTTTCGGATAAGCCAGCGTGGCGGCAAACAAACGTCAGTGCTAATGCACAGGCTAATAATGTCCGCTGAGAACGGAAATTTTGTTGATCACATTGATGGCAATGGACTGAATAACCAGCGTTCAAATCTACGCTTCTGCACGTTTGCTCAAAATGTCCGCAATCAAGGGGCGCGGAAAGACACCACAAGCGGCGTTCGTGGTGTTTCTTGGGACATGAGGGCCGGGAAGTGGAAAGCAGAAATATGGCTTGATGGGAAAAACAAATTTCTTGGTTACTTTGACTCAAAAGCTCTGGCTATTGCCGTGCGGAATGATGCTTCCATCCATCACTTTGGCGAGTTTGCGAGGGTTCAATGACAAGGGCTGCTATCATTTTACGACGGACAGAGGATAGAGAAAAGGCCATCAAGTGGTGCCGCAGCGCGCCACCCGGTACAAGACTTGAGTTCAAGGCCCCGCGCCGGTCAGTCGAGCAAAACGATTTGATGTGGCAGCGCCTAACCGAAGTGTCGCAGCAAGTCGAATGGTACGGGCAAAAGCTTACGCCTGAGGATTGGAAAGACGTGTTTACTGCGTCTCTCCGCAAGGCGCGCGTGGTGCCTGGAATCGAGCCAGGCTCATTTGTTCCGCTTGGAATGCGAACCAGCGATATGAGCAAGGCGGAAATGACGGACTTGCTGGAATTGATCGGCGCATTTGGAGCGGAGCGCGGGGTTGTGTTCCGTGACTTGGAAGCCGCCGATGCCGCGTAAGGAGTTCCCCAAAGCCGTCAAGGTCGCCGCCATCAAGCGCGCAACACGCGACGGGCAAGTGTACTGCGAACGATGCAACGCCTTGGCCAAGAAATGGGAAATCGACCATGACAACCCTGATGGGCTCACAGGAACGCCGACACTCGACAACGCGGTTGTCCTGTGCGGGCCGTGCCATCGCGAAAAGACAAGCGCGGACGTTGGTAAAATTGCGAAAGCCAAACGCCGCGAAGCAAATCACCTTGGCGTTAGAAAAGCCCCGACGCTGAAAGGCCCGCCCATGCCCAAAGCACCACCACAGCGCCGGGCATCAACGCCAATTGAAAAGATTACACTGCCTCGCAGACCAATGTTCACGGAGCCCTAAAATGAAATCGACGCTTATTGCCATTGCGGCGCTATCGCTTGCCTCGCCCGCATTCGCGCAAGTCGCTACCTCAACATCGACATCGACATCTGATAGCCAGTCTGCGGCGACCGTCATTCAATCTACAACACAGGCGCGCAAGCAGACCATCAAAACAACGCCGACAGCCGTTTCGCCATCTCTCGCCGCCGCAGGCGTACATTCGTGCGCTGGATCAACGTCTGCGGGCGTTGGAGCAACCGGGTTCGGCGTGTCGCTTGGCACGACGTGGGAGATGGTGGACTGCAACAGGCGCGCCTATGCGGCGACGCTGGCCGGTATGGGGCAGAACCTCGCAGCCCTGGAACTGATCTGCCAGAACGCCGAGGTGCGCAGCGCGCTCAACAGCACGGGCGTGGTCTGCCCGTCGCAGCAGAGGCGCCCGACGGCGCCCCAAGTGGTGGCAAAATCAAGCGCGCTTGGCGGCCCGGAGGCCCTGCGGGCGGCTGGCTGCCGTCTGGTCCCGAATAGCCATTGGGAGTGCCCTGCGGGCGTTGTCCGCTGATTGCGGCTTCATGGAGCGCCGATGCGCGCTCCATCTGGGCGCAATCAGGCGTCGAAGAAGGAAGTAGACTATGAAGTTTGTGACAGTTTTTCTTGGCGTCGCCCTGTCGGCGGGCGTCTCCACCGCGCAGGACGGCAATCAAGGCGGCTGCGGCGTCGGCCAGACGACCAACGGCTGCGGCCTGTCAAATGGCCCGCTCTCCAATCAATCGCTGTCTGGCGGCGCGCTTGGCGCTGGTGTTTCGATCACCGGCGCGGGCACGTTTTCGACAGGATTTGTATCAACGCCAGACGGACTGAATAGCGCCAACGTCCAGTCGTTTGGGCTGTCCGAGGCGAACGCGGCGGCGGTTGGCGAGGGGTCGGTATCTGGGTCTTTAGACGGCCCTCTGACCGGCTCTGTCAAAGGCTCCGGCCTGACGAACAGCACGTCCTACAGCGGCTCGCTGGTCGGCGGCACCGGCAGCGCATGGAACGTCACCGGCGGCGGCGCTATCGCGGTCGGCGGCGGCCTTGGCGCGGGGTCGGTGACGAACCGCTAACAATACGCGGCGGGCGCACACCGCCCACCGCACCTAACACAAGAATGGAGTGACGAAATGAGCGACTCTCTTGTGCAGCGGCTTCGCAATAGAGCGAACGGAATTATGCAATGGGTGACGGTAGAACGCATGGCAACGGAAGCCGCCGAGCGCCAGCGCGACGAGGCGCGCGCCATCATTCGCGGCTTCATGGGCTGCGCGGAACTGGACATAGATGCGCGCGATAAAGACCCCGAAACGCTGGCGTTGGAGACGCGCGCCCTGCGCTTTCTCAACGGTCACGCGTCCACCGCTTTCGCCGCCATAGACGCGCCGGGCAATGGTAATGTGTGGAGGCATAAAAAGCGAGGCTCAACGTATGATGTAATCGGTGAGGCGAAGATACAGGCCGACGAACCGCTAACAGACTACGAGGTCGCTGTTGTCTACCGCTGTCGCGAGACAGGCGATCTATGGATACGCCGAAAGAGTGAGTTCTATGACGGGCGGTTTGAGCCCGCCCCGCCAGCGCAAGGGAGGGAGTGATGATCGAGGCACCTGAAAAGCCGATCAATCGCAAGCTGACGTCAGCGCAGACTGATCTGCTTGGCCGCATAGTTCGCACGAACGGCGGCGGGCTAGACGTATGGGGCGAACGCCGCGTGGCGCGGGCTGTGACGGGGCGAAAATAGGCGCTTGACTTGTGGTGCGTTTGTGCGTACATTGGATTCATCAAAACGGAGCAAGCAAATGGTCATTGGCCCCTACGAAGTCATCCACCACACCGACACCGTAAAGCCTGAGTGTTGGGTTGTTTTTGTCCGCAAGAATGGCCGCCTTGAGCGCGCCGCCCACATCGGCAAGCGCGGCGGATTCCGCACACAGCAAGAGGCGGTTGACGCCGCCTCCAAGCTTGCCAAGTTTGGAACGCTCAATGTCTGACTCCGCCCCCAATCAAGACGATATTGAGCAGGCACGAAAGCTGCTTATCGCTCTTTGCTCCGATGCACGCGGTATCACTATCCCCGCTCGCAAAAAAATTGAAGACGCGGAACAAGTGATTTCTCAAGCCTTGATGGAAGCTAGAAAGAGCGGCGAACGTAACGCGCTTCGTTCGTTGTGGGATAGCTACAAGAATAAGCGATCCGGCAATGTCTAACAAAGAAACCCGCCTTATCATCCGCTGTTCCGACCGCGAGAAGGCAATCCTACAGAAGGCCGCAGAAGCGCGCGGGCTTACGCTGAGCGCGTATGTGCGGATGGTGGCGCTTGAGGCTGCTAAGAGGGAGATGAAGAAATGAAGGGCGACATAGCGGACAAGTTGAACTTATGGGGGGAATATGACCTCGCGGCGATGCGGAATGATTTGCTTGAAGCAGCCGACGAAATTAGACGGTTACGTTCGCGCCTGCGTACAGCGGAAAATGCCGTGAAGCCGAAGCCAATCCGTTTTGCACCCAAGGACAGGCCGATAATTGGCGTCGAACGCCCGCCATTGGAGGCCAAAACTTTCTACTACGAAGTGCAGTGGAGCGCAGAACATGATGCGTTCATGACCTGCGATGCGAACGCTTTCAACGGCGCAACGCACTACATAGACCCCGCCGATTTCCCCGGTATTGTTTGGCCGCGCGAGAAGGCGGCGCTGACGAACAAGCACGAACAAGTCAGCCGTGAACAAAACGTGTCAGAAGATACGAGAAAGCCTTGAAAATGGTGGGCGGTGACGGTCTCGAACCGCCGACCCTCTCGGTGTAAACGAGATTTCCCAACGTGCGTTTGTTGGGCTTTCGCCCCTTTTCCATGAAACCACGAACCAGTGAAGGAACTAATGCGATGACGAGCCGCGACTTTTGCTACTGGCTACAGGGATTTTTTGAGATAGCGCCCCCGCAACCGGGCGGCCTTTCGGCTGAACAGGCTGCGATGATCCGCCGCCACCTGTCCCTTGTGTTCAAGCATGAGATTGACCCGAGCATGGGGCCGCCCGCGCATCAGGAACAGCTTAACAAGCTGCATACTGAAACGAACATCCCGAACACGAATTTTGTCGCCCGGTGCTGACCCATCCCCCACACACACAAAGGAACCGAGCGATGAAGCCTGACCCGATTGAGATAATGGCGCAGGGAATGGACGCTGTGCGCGGGCCTACGTTTTCGTGGCCGGTGAACCGCTTATTTGCTTCCGCCGCTTCCGCCGCCCTCACCGCCGCAGGGCTCCGCATCATGCCTGTAGAGCCTACCGAAGCGATGCTGGACGCTATTGCTGGCACTTCGTTTGCAAATCTTCCTAGCATTAAGCAACGAGCCGTGCGGAACGCCTACCGCGCCGTGCTCGCAGCCGCAGGAGGCCGGGATGAGTAAAGAGCCGGGGCAGTTGTGGGCTGAACAGATTGGCTTGGCGTGGGATATTCTGGACGAAGCCGAACGCGCGCAATGCGCTGCCCGCGAAGCCGCCATCCGCAACGCCGCGCTGGAGGAAGCGGCTAAGGTGGCGGAACTCGCACCGTACAAGCGAGGCAAGCTTATCTGCGGCTGTTCTGAGGGGCTTGCAGATTGGACCGCCGCCGCCATTCGCGCGCTCAGTCCTTCCCGCCCCGAACCGCCTGGAGAGACCCCTTCTGTTTAACCTCGACATTAGCCGCGACACGCTCAAGCATACTGAGCGCGACAGACATAAGCGGGTGAGTCGGCGGCATTCGCATGGCCTGTGTGAGCAGATTGCCGAACGCTTGGGCCAGTTCCGCCGTGTGGCTCGCGTATGTGGCCATAGCTATCTCGCCGTCAACCTCGACAAGCTCAAATGGTTCCGATTCGGCGTCGTCGCTCATTGGGCGTCTCCGGTTAGACCTGTCTTGATCCAGCTATCGTCCACAGGATCGGCCATCTGCGGCTTTGGTTGTCTTGCCCTATGGCTTGGCGGGCGGCGCACGTATCCGGCTGAAACGTCGCGTTCCTCGTCGCGTAACTGGCGCTCCAATTGCATGATTTTCAGGTTGGCCTGAATAAGCTCGCTCGCCATCGCTTGCGGCGCGCTGGAATAGCCGAAACGAATGTTGAAAAGTTCCACAAGTTCATCAGCCACGGGGTTAAGCATGGATGCTCCTAGCTTTGAGGAATTGGACGAGATGGCCCGCGCGATACGGGCGAGGCTTGTAGGGATCACAAGCCCGAATGAATGGGCCGCACTTGATGAAACAGCGCGGCGGGCTTACCGGCTTGCTGCGGGGGACGTTGTGGCTATCTACTCGGCACAATCGAAACAATGTGCCGAAACTTCTCCCCCGTCTCCCGATGATGCGTGATCGCCTGCATGGAGCGGCCCGCGCCGTATCCCATGCTGTGATGCCACTCGTCGGCAGGGGCCAGAATTTGGAAGCTCTCGCAGATAACCCCGCTGATTTCCTTGCCCCGAACGTCCTTGTGGTGGACGTGTCCAAGGTAGCCGTACCTGAAGCGCGTCGAGCCCCATTTATCGGGCTGGTTTGCCGCTATGACGCCGGGGAAGTCAGTCATCCGGCAACGGTCGCCGTGGGTCGCCGCAATGAGAACCTTGCCGAACTGGTAATAGAAGAACTTGCTTGGCGAGCAATCGACTTCCACCCGCTTGTTGGCGTGAAAGAACGCCCAAAGCGCAATGGACAAGGCGGGGGTTGTGGCCGGATCGTGATTGCCAGCGAGACAACGCACAATCACCCGCTTGTGCTTGGTCAGGGCTAGTTCAATGCAGTCAATGAGCAGCTTGACGCCGACTTGCAGAACCTTGGCCCGGCGTGTGTCAACGTCGAGCGCGTGGCCGCTTGCTGGCGTCCGGTTACTTGAATCGTCCATGTGGAAAAAGTCGCCAAGCGACAGGATGATTGCCGTCTCGGAATGTTGGGTACTGGCGACAAGCTCGCGCATCGTGGCGCGTAATGTACGTTCCGCTATACTTAAATCCCAATCTTCGCCCGTCTCGTCTTTCCAGGCGTACATGCCTAGATGATAGTCCCCGATTGGGTAGACCGTCATCAAATCCTTGGCCGTATGCTTTGGCGCGGGAACCGGCTTGGCATGGCCCTTGTATTCGTCAAAGGTCGCCTTGATGGCGTCTAGGAGGATTTGGCTATCTTCGGCAACCGTCTTGACCCACTGGCCTTTGATTTCCCCATCAGGCCCTATGAGGCTAGAAACGCCCTTGAGCGCGTGGCCTGTAGGCACTACGGGGGCAGTATCCCCGCCTCGTAATAGAGCAACCTCGGCCACCTGACGCTGCTTGCGAAGCGATGCTTCGCTAATCCCTAGAGCATTCGCGGCTTTGGTGTTGGTGCCATGCTTGGCTATCATGGCGTTAATTTCGTCAAGGCGCTTTTTAGCCGCCTCTGCCGTCATCCGGGGGGCGGGCAAGTTAATTAGCCCTCGTGATCGTGAACCTCAAGGCTGGATATTGGGTCACGACAGGCCAGATTCGATGAAGCGGATTGCATCGCCGCGAGACCGTCACCCGCAATTCGGCGGGGCCTGGAGCAGCAAGCGCGGGGACTATAAATGGCGCATAATATTTATCCCGTACACCCACGGGGCCGGGGCGCACAACTTCCGGCTCGTCAAGGAACCAGCGAACCCGCGCGCCATCAATCAAGATAACGTCAACGTCGGTTGGGCAAGCCGCATTGCGGGTGACTTCTACAACGCGATAAGCGGTCTGGCCCGCCCGAACGCTTGTCGGCTCGATATGAAACTCATGGACAATAACAGGGTCGCTCCTGTCTATTGCCCACAGAATCAACGGCGACGTGATAATAAGAGCGATGAAAAAGGCGACAACATTTGACCGCGCCATGCGCCGCATCATTTCCCCAACCCTCCCGATTTCCACATTTGAAACGCCACGATCCCGCCGACAACTGCTGCGGTCCATTTTGCCACCTTTAGGATTGCCGTTGCGAACCAGCCCAAATGCGAGAAGTTTGAGGCAACGTCGATTATGTCGTCCTTGCGGATGATGAGTTCGCGCAGGGCCTTGCGTTCTTCCGGCGAGAGCGGGCGCGCATCATCCGGCGTGTTCGTCTCGTCGGCCATTCCAAACCCCCTTACTGCGAATAAGCTTTACGAAGGGCCTCGTATTCCAGAGCGTGAAGGCGATCAGTCAAGGCGTTAATCCGATGAGCATCTTCCACCATTCGTCCGCCCTTTCATTCCCAATTCAAGGCTTCCAGCCGCATCTCTCCTGCCCGCGCACGTTATGCGCGAGCATCCTTTCAACTGTGGCGTCCGACATCGTGGCGATTTCAGCCTTCGTCGGGCGCCAGGGGCGTTCGGTCAGGCAAAATGCGTCAGTCACGCGCCCACTGTTGCAGCCGCTTACGGCGCTCGTCAGCAGGCAGACTGCTAACATTTGCCGCAACTTCATTCGCCTTTCGGACTTCATCGAGCGTGTCCTTCATGGCTTCGCGGCGCTCCTGCTCCACCGCTTTCTGCCCGGCCAGCTTGATAGCCAGCCAGACAGTGAAGCATGAGAACAAAAGCATTCCGCCGATGACGTAGAGCGTGGTCACTTGGCGGGGGCCTTCTTGGCGGCGTAAACCGTCCAGAGGGTCGTTCCGACCGTGAGCAGGCCGCCCGAAATAGCCGCCCAATTCTCTTCGCCAAGGTACTTCGTGGCGACGGCCGCGCCGATGACCTGGAGGGCCGTGCGGAACAGTCGTCCGAAAAGATCAGCGTCCATATGCTTCTCCTACCAGTATGCGGGAAGGTCGCGAATGAGCTTTGCGCTCTGGCACCCCGCGACGATTAGCGCCAAAGCGATTGCGGTCAGGATCTTCATGGGTATTTGCTCCACGGCAGTTGGTAATGAGGACCATCCCGAAAACTCGCCCAATCACCGCCCCACTCGATTGCAATGCCGACATCCTTCGCGGCTTGCTTCATTGTCTTGGAGAATCCGGCATAAAGCGGCCAATCCCAGCGCACCTTTCCGCCGACCATCATTGCAACATCGACCGCGTGGCCGGTGATGTGGCGGCTTTTCATGGTCTTTGACGCGCCAGCGGCCACAAGCTGCTTCTGACGGGCAACCGTGCGCAGTCCTTCCGTCACGATGAAATCGGACTTGGTGATTTCAGCGGCGCGGCGGACTACCTTGACTAAATCAGGATGAACGCCTTTGAGCGCCCGCTCTGAACGGTCGTTAAGCTTCATCGTATTTTCCTTGGATTAAGCGCGCAGGAGGATGCGGCGCGCGTCAGGTACGAGCTTCATTTAAGCCACCGTCGCGTATCTTGTGCGCGATCCCTTGCGCAACGTGCAGGCCGTTCCGTTGGAGACAACCTGAGCAAAGCGCAGTTGCACGGTCCCCGCCGCAGAGCATTCGATAAGCCCCGCCATGACGGTCATACGTTCTTCGTTCGCGCTGAACTGGAACACTTGCGTATCATAGGCAGTCTGAGCAAGGCCGCTGTATTGCGCGACTCGCAAGCTGGTCAGCGTTGGCCCGTTGACTGCAAACTTGATCGCGCCCGGCCCGCCCTGCCCAAATATGATAAACTCAAAATATGTCAGCGTATTTGCCGCAATCGAGAAGGACATGTCGGTTGCGTTTGTGAACGTGGTCGAGCTTGTTACGTTCTGGTCCGCGCTTGTCTTGAATGTCTCAGTAAATGGGCTTGCCGTGCCGTTAGATGCGCTTGTTACATGCCCCTGCGCATCGACCGTTACCGTTGCAAGCGTGTATGTGTCCGCCGTCACGCCGCTGGTGGCGTGGCTTATCGTCCGGTTGGCAGATAGATCACCGCCGCCTGATAGATTAGTCCCCGCGCTGATTGTGCGCGATGTAGGAACCGCGCCAAGGCTGGTCGTCGTGACAGCGGCAACGGCTGTGGAGATAGCCGTATCCATTTGCGCCTTGGGTACAGCGTCCTTGCTGTCAACAGCGGTCGCAACACCCTTGACGGGCTTGTTGCCCATTTCCAGCCTTCTATTGCGAAGCGGCATGTTACGACTTCATAATGAAGGCGAGGGCGTAATACGGGGGAAGATTGGCGTTCGTGCCGCTGCTGCCTTCGGTGCTGTTCTCGACCGTGATGCCGGTCGTCGCCGTCGCCGCCGCGTTTACCGCGGTGCGGTTTGTCATGGAGTCCCCCGCGCCGTCTCGCGTCCAAT